CGATCAGGTTACCCTGCCATGTGCAGTGGACAATGCCGCTCACCGAGAGGTTGCCCTGGATCGCAAACTCAGGAACGGTGATGGTGAAAGAGTCCGCCTGCACCGTCACATTGTGCAGGATCTGATTCCAGAGACCGGTGACGGTGGTGAGGATGTTCAGCGCCCCCTGCGTGATCTTCCCACTCGGACCAGCCTGCTCGGTGATGCCCTCTGCGTTGACGGCGACGTACTGCACCGGGGCGGTGTTGCGGTTCCACCCGCCGATGTAGATGCCGTCGGCCATGTCATAGGTGCGGAAGGTCGGGGGGACACCTTCCTGGCCGGTCTCTTTGAAGCTGCTGATGTCACGATCAGCGAAGATGCAGATTCCCAAGTCACCTACCACCGGGTCTGCGATGATGGCGCTGGTGCCGCCCTGGATGCGGATGTAGGGAATGCCGTAGATGGTGGTGTGCTCCACCGCCTCGCCGAGCACCGTCTGCTGGTCGATGAGAGGCTTGACGTCCACCGTCCCCACCACCCCGAACGGCCCTTCCGTATGCACCGCCACGATCTTCACCGGGGTGCAGACGTTCACTCGGTTGATGATCTGTTCGATCATGAAGGCGATGGAGCCCTCGAGGCTGTTGGCGCTGCTGTATTTTTCCTGCCCGTATACCAGCATGTCACTCTCCCACGTCAAGTGATGCTGGGTGCTTGGCGTTGTTCGCACTGATGCGAGTGAGCCACTGCCCGTGGGGATTGTTGCACTCGAGATGCTGCGACAGCCCATTGACGAGCCAATAACCGTTGGCATCCTTGATGTCGGACTTCACCAGGATACCGCCACCGATCACCACGTTGGGATTGTAGAGAGTCTCCACCTTGAGGCCGTGCTTGTCGAAGATAGGATACTCTTTCATCCCGGTCTGAGCGGAGATGAGAGGCACCTGACCTTTCGGAATCCGGGCCACGTTCTTCGGCGAGATGTAGACCGCCTGATCGTCGATCTGGAACTCCATCGTGGAGGACACCGCCGCCGCCACCTGACGCATCTGCTCGATCGGCGACCCGGTGAGGTAGGGATTGCTGATCACTCCGGAGTAGCCGTTGTTCTGGAAGCCATAGCCGATCGAGGAGCAGATGTCCTCGATGATCTGCTCCACCCGCACCCCGCCCTCGTAGCTGCGAGGCTTGACAGGGAGCCTCACCGGGTAGGCGCCGGAGGTGGCCTCGATCTGGAAGTACATGTTCGGCGGAGAGTGGTAGGAGGAGTAGGCGCTGGTGATGTCGCCGGTGAACACCTGGTTCAGACCGATGTTCTCATCACCAGCTCGAACGCGAAGGTAGACCTTCCTGATTGCCGGGTTCTTGAGCGGTCCGGTCTTGGTGGTCTGCGTGGCGGGGATGACGGTGCACTGGTTCATCAGGTCCTGGCTCATGCCGTAGATCTTCACCTTCGCCGCCGGCTTGGCCGGGTGCCCCATCTTCTTCACCTCACACTGCATGCGGAGCCCGGTCAGCACCACCGTGTTGCTCTTGTCCGCGAACGTAGTGCCATCCGCGAGAGTGATGGAGATCTCGAGGACTTTCTGAGTGAAGGAACTAGACGGAGTGCTCATGATTCGGTCAAGGTCGCGGTGCGAGTGTAGAGAGTGATGGTAGCGTTCTGGTTGCCCAGGGCGACGGTGATGACCTGGTTTGGGGCCTGCTGCAGCGGCACCACCTGAGCGTCTGCCGCAACGCCCGTGGGATTATAGATGAGCTGAAACCTTCCGCCATCACCCAGCCCGGTGTAGTCGGGGTCTTCCTCACCCTGAGTGTCGTAGAAGTAGAGTGATCCGATGAAGCTCTGATACGGCGGCTGGTTGAGCAGCACGCGATTCTCACACAGCACCCCTGACCAGGCATTGGTGCTGTTGATGTCGAGGTCGCAGTAGAGCATGTCATCTCCGCCTTAGAAAGCGATCTTGTCAAGCCAGGTGATGCCGGTGCTGTGCCCCGCCAGCGGGTTGATGGGCGCCTTCGGCAACGGCGCCGGTGCCTCGGGCTGAGGCGCCCAGGTGACCTTCGGAACTGCGGAAGGCTTCTTAGAACCGGGGATCTTCTGAGCGTCGGCCGTCTGGGCGAAGACCTGGACCACCTCGATGAAAGAGCACTCCACCGCCACCTGGTCCACACTCTTGGCGTCTCGGGGGTAGGAGACCTTCTCCAGAGTCATGTCGTGGTAACTCTCCTCCGGAGTGATGATGGTGTAGAGGTTGATGGACATGAGCTCCACCTCTACCTTCTCCAGGAAGGTCGCCACCCGCTGGCCGCCGTGCACCACCAGCTTGCACTTCAGCTTGCGAGGCTCGTTGACCTTGTTGTAGCTGACGAAGGAGCCGTTCTCCACCGGGAAGGTCGACACCTTCTGCTGGTGGTCGTAGTTCATGTTGACGAAAGAGTCGACGTCGAAGACCCTCGCGCTGACATCCGGATTATCCGGGTTGGCGTAGAAGATCCCCCAGAGCTGGATGAAGTCTGCCGTCACCTTCTTCTGAGGCGGCAGCGCCTGCTGCCCGAGGATGCCGAGGATCGGCAATCGGATCGGGGGAATGGCGAAGGAGAAGGTCAGCGTCATGTCGTGGCCCCGTTCACGTATTCCGTCAGCGCCGCCCCGAGAGAGTCGGCCACCGTCTTGGAGAACAGCTCACCGTGAACCGCCGGGTCGGTGGAGGTAGTCTGGATGGTGACGCTCGGGATGGTGATGCTCATGCTGCTGCTCTTGCCACCTCCAGCACTCCCAGGGCCGAACAGCTGTTCCCACGCCCACCCGAGGGTCCAGGGCTGCTGAGACGTGCTCTGGCCTGGCGCGGGCTGGTCTCCGCTCGACCAGGTCTGGTGCTTCTTGCCAGGCGGTGGGGCAGGGGGCGCGGTGGGGAAGAACTTGCTCCAGTCGGCGAGGCCCTTCCACTCCGTCTTGACGATGTCGATGGCCAGGCGAATCATCTTGGGAAAGATGTCGAGGATCTCCCACATGATCTGGCGGCTAATGCGGTTCAGCAGATCCTTCCAGTGCTCCATGATTCTGGTGGCGGACATCTCCGCGTCTTCCTCGTTCCCTTCGATCATGGCATGCCACATCTTGCCGTACTCGGTGATGCCTTGCTTGGCGATCTGAAGAGTGTCGCCCATGCCGGGGATCATGTCGTTGAGCTGAGGCAGCCACCGGTCCCACTCGGTGTAGAGCTCGTAGGCGCCGGCGGCCAGCAGCCCCAGCGCAAGCGACATTCCACCGAGTTCGATCATCAGGGGGGTGATGGTCACCAGGGCGGAAGCGGCGGCGGCGCTCAGGAAGCCGACGCCGACGGCGGTGCCAATGAACAGCGCCTTCATCCCGTCTGGATGCTTCTGAGCCCATTCTGCCAGCTTGCCCAAAAGGTCACTGACACCTTTCAGCGCCGGCATGAGAAGATCCATGACGGTGCTGCGCGCAAGACCACGGCCGGCGAGGCTCAGCTCGTTCCAAACGTCCTTGAGCTCCACCGCTCGGACCTGGTCCTCTTCACTGAAGACGCCGAACCCACCAGCTTTCTCCTTTTCTTTATTGACCTCTTCCGACCCTTTGCGCAGAAGACGGACCATCGCCTCCGCGTTGCCGCCGAGAATGCGCTCGAAGAGACGGTTGGCGGTCTGCAGGTCCATCGACTCTGCCTTCTTGGTGAGGTCATCCAGCACCGTCAGCAAATCTTTCTTCTGCCCCTTCTGGATGTAGCCCTCGCCAAGAGCGGCGTTGATCGACTTGATGGCCCGCTCCGATCGGGGCAGGCTCTTGGCGATGTCTACCAACGAGCCGCTGAGGTGCTTGATAGAGCTGTCGAACTCCGAGGCCTTGCCGTCGGCCAGGACCAGGGCACCTCTCCATCGCTGGATCTCCACCCCGCTCATCCCGATGAGCTCACTCAGGTGGCTGGTCTCCACCTCCGCCTCGACGGTGCTCTTGACGAATTCCTTCAGCTCCATGCCTCCAGCGATGAAGGCAAAGAAGGCCGCCGCCTTTTCCATGAGCTCAGAGTAGAACTCCCCGGCCGACTCACCATGCTCTTTCATGGCGGAGGCGGTCTCTTTGGCGTGAGTCTCGAGATCTTTGAGACTCTTTTCCGCTTCCTTCTCTCCTGATTGCATGCCCTTGGTGTCGAGCCCGAGCATGACCACGAAGGTGTCAATGATGCTGGCCACTTCCTACTCCTTTCTTCGCCCGCTTGACGGCGGCGGCACTGTTGGAGTTGTTGACCATGATGATCTCCAGGAAGTCGTAGGCATCTTCAAGACCGTAGACTGATTGCAGGTCGGCGAGACTCGCCTGCTTGCTGCTGACGATCCAGCCGATCAAAGCTGGGACGTTGGCGTACCGGTAGGGGGCTTGTTCGCCGACAGGGCCGAGCTCTTGACTCTGTCGGCAAAAGAAAAACCGAGGTGAAGTTCCAGGAGCTCACGGCGAATGGTGAGCAAAGTGCTGACCTCTTCGATCGCGTCCTCGTTGGCGGCGAGAGGCATGGAGACTTCCGGGGCGGTGACGGGATTACCGACGTAGCGGACGCATTCCATCATCTCGTCGAGCAGCGGCTCCATGAGCTCCCACCGAGCCTTCCCGAAAGCCTCCAGCCCCACCGTGATGATCTGTGCGGAGCTGGCGGTCTTCGGATCGAAGTCGGGTGGAAGATCGACACCAGAATTCGCCAGCGCAAGAAGAGCGCGGGTGGCCCACTTCTCCGCCTGCATGGCAGGCATCTCTCGAAGCAGGTAGCCCTTGTTCTGGTCGCGACCCTCGGCAGTGATGGTGACGAGCTTAGTCTTGCGCATGGTTCATTCCTTTAGGCGATGGGGACGGGGACGACGGTCTGCCAGGTGATCTCGAACTCCAGAGGCTGAAGCAGCTTCTTGGCCGAGGGCACCGGCGTGTAGTTGGTCAGCCACCCCGTGGTGCAGATGAAGCTCTGACCGATCCCCGGCAGCTTGACGACGGCCGAGCTGGCGTAGGCCTTGTGCGTGCTCTGCTGCGCGAGATACCATGCGTTGAAGATCGCGATGCTCGGCGAGTCCGCCTGGAGGTGGACCTTCTGGATGACCGGCACGTTGACGGCGCCGCCGCTGAGGACGCCGTCCACACCCATCAGCGTCTCGGTGGGCTTGATGGCGTCCCAGTCGAACATGTCGTCGGACGCGAAGCCCTGGATGGGGATGGGAGGGCCGAACAGATCGGAGATCGAGAGGATGAAGCTCGCGCTCGCCGACTCGATCGTCTTGTTGAGAATTCCTGCCATGGTGTTCTCCTTGGATGAAGTCGGTGGTTAGATCTTGTAGCCGAGCGAGGCGGCCTTGGCCTTGATGGTGGCGAGCTCGTTCTGCGCGGCTGCCAGATCGGCGTTGAGCTTGGCGACTTCCTTGGGGTTGTTGCGCATGACGAGGAAGGTGGCCAGGACGGAAAGGATGATGACGAGAAGGTAGAACATGCGATTCTCCTTACTGGATGTCGATGGAAGCGAGGGTGATCTGCTGGATGGAGCCGCCGTCCGTATACCAGAGGTTGCAGACCGGAGACTGCCGGGCGGCGCGGACGGTGGGGTCGGTGACGGGGACGACCTGGAAGAAGTAGCCCTGGTTCTGAAGCTGGCTGCTGATGTCGGTTCCTGCCTGCGAGTTGGCGATGGCGATCTGGCCGGCGGAAAGCGTGACCCCCGGGACGATCACCCCGTTGAACAGCGCCTGCTGGATGATGCCCTGGACCACCGTCTCGATCATCGTGTAGCCCTGCGTGTTGTACGGCAGGGCGTTGACGTTGGAGAACAGCGTCATCAGCGCGAGCTGGAGAGCGTTGTTCAGCCAGATGGCGTCCACGTACGGATCGATCCAGAGGTAGTCGCCGGAGAGCTGGCCGTTGTTGAAGAAGAGGAACTGCTGGTTGGCGGTGGCGTAGTCGCCATAGAAGCTGTAGCCGTTGGCGATCAGGTTGTTCGCCGTGGTCAGGTCGGTGACCTCGGGGGTGAGGTTGGCGTTGCCCTTGAAGGCGTAGCTGATGCGTCCCTTCTCCTGGTTGAAGTTGATGGAGGCGGTGACGCCCATCACGAAGGCCGCCAGCAGCGGACCGTTGACGGTGCCGGCGCCGGCCCAGACCGCAGCGGTGCCGGAGGGCTGGTTGTTGTACAGCCACTTCCCGAAGCCGGTGAAGGCACCGGGGCTGCCAGCAGCGGTGGCGTCGTTGTCCCAGGCGACGTAGAGGTAGCGGCCATCCTGTGCGTTGGTCCAGCTGGAGAAGGCCTCCATGTCGGTCGCGCTGGGAAGGAAGGTGGTTCCGAACGACACCCAGTTCTGCGTGCTGAGAATCAGGGCGTTCATGAAAGTCGTGGGGTCATCCACATTGGCTCCTTGGGAAAGGGTGGCCCCGGTGATGGCGGTGAGCCCGAGGACGGTGGCCAGATCATTCGCCCCGGCGCCGGTGATGCTGGCGTAGGTGATGGCGCTGCTCGCGCCGGTGGTTCCACTGGTGATGACGAAGCACCCGATCGTCGAATTGTAGGTGACAGTCACACTGGCGGCTGCGGCGTAGGACGCAGTCACGAGCGCGGCCCGCAGGGCGGTCTGGACATCCAGAGCAACCGCCGCCAGGCTTGCGGCGCTGGAAAGGTCGATGGCGGTGACGGTGACCGGGGTGCTGTCCATGACGATGTGGAACTGCCCGGCAGTCGCCAGCTTCGCGGTCGCGAGAGTGGGGGC